TGCGTTGATGTCGTTATCAGCAGTAGCTACACGTAGCTCTGTTTCTAATAAACGAGTTGCAACGAATTGCAATGCTGGTGGGATAACTAATTTACGTGGTTTAGCAGCAATTAATAAACCTCTTTCGTCTGTCCAACCTGCGATTTGAATAACCGCATTTTCTAATGAAGTTTCATTAAGGTCAGCAGGTGTAGATTGAGTGTTGCTGTTTGTACCACCTGATACTAATGGGTGTGCTGTGTTAAATAATGAAACACCGTCACCACCATTATAAGAACCACCTGTGTTAAAACCATTGTTAAGAACGTTAGCAGCCTTCACTTGTTTTGTGTTAGCCATTGAACGTGCTAATGCTTTAGTGTAACGAGCAGATAAAGTGTCGTAGAGGTTATCTTCAACAGCTTCTTCTGTTAGTGAGAAACCTAAAGCAATGGTTTCGTGGTTGTATCGTGCTGTCCAAGCTTCTTGTGCATTGTCATAAGCGATAGCTGAGCCTTCGCCTTTAACAGGTGCATTACCAAAGCCTGATAATTTTGTTTCTTCTTCAAAGGATCTTTCTGAAGTTTCAGATTCATAGATCTCTTTGTGCTCTTCGCCATAACGCTGATATTCCATTCCGAATAAAGCATTAAGGCCAGGGAGCAATTCTTTTAATAACTGTGCTCTTGAAATTGCCATGATTTATTCTCCTAATTAAATACCAGTACCAGCGGTGTACGCATGAGACGATGGGTTAAATTTAACCAAAATGTCTGTATATGTATCACCAACTGATGAGCCAGGTGCGTCAACGAAGTCAACAACTTTGAATGCAATAGTAGCTGTTACATCTATTGCGGAAGCGTCGGCTGCCATTGTTGAATTGCCTGTTGTTGTTGAACCAGCTGTAGGGTTAACTACAGGGATGTTAATACCTAATGCAGACTGAGCGAGTGTATCGTCAGCTTGAATTTGGAATACAACACCTGGATCGTCCACAACATAAGCAACAGCGTCAGAAGCCACTGTGCCTGATGGCCAGTATTGTTTAAATAATTTTTGATTTGTGTTCGGGTCTGTATAAGAACATCCAACGAAAACGCCAACTGTACCTGCTGCAAATGGAGCAGCATCTGTACCAACTTCGTTAACGATTTCTACTGTACCTGCAGCGACTACTGATACTACTGAGCCGTTATAGATGTTCGAAGCATACCCAGACGCAATTTTAATTAGGCGGGTAGAACCAGCATAGGGCTGTCCACCTACCAAATTTACGGGTTTTAAACCGTAAGGTGCGGCTGTTGTTGCCATAATATAATCTCCTTAAAGAATTATTTGTTACCTTTTCCAAAAGAAGCAGTTGATTTTTTATCTGAAAACAAAGGCATACGAGGGTCATTTTGTCTCATCAAGTTGTTATCCACAGCTTGTTCTTGAGCTTTCGCCTTATCCCTATAGTATTCATTTCTTTGGTCAACCATTTCTTGTGGCATTTTACATAGTAATAGACCGCCAATTTCAATATTGTCTTTAAATCTTGAATTAGGGTCCATCGGTATATTTACTTCTGGGTGATCTGAATGTTTCACAGGTTCCCAGCCTTCACGCATCCGCGAGGACACATTTAGATTGTCCGCTTCGTTAGCTAATGACACCCTAACCCATCGATACGCCCATCCAGGTTCTTGTTTGATTTCTGGTAGGAGTGATGGTGGTTTCCATTCTCTAGTTTCTTTTCTAGCTTCTATATCTCTATCTTTGCGGTTATCCATTTGCGTTCTCCGTTTTAATTAATTCGCGTGCATATTGCTCTGGAGTTAGCTTGAATTTCTTTGCTAAAGCTAACTGTGTTTTAGTCAATCTGATTTTTTTAGGACCAGTTGATCTCGTTGCTGGAGCAACAACAGTTGAGGGTTTGCGTTGAGGTTTTTCTTCCTCAATCGATTCAGATTCCCCAAAATATTCTGGGAAGCGTTTCTGCATCGTATCATCAATACGACGGTAATAAATGTCAGAAGAGGGATCAATGCCGCTTCTAACAAGTTTTTCATGCAACCCTAAAGCTAACGAAGTCATTTCTTCGTCTTTGCCAAACCATTGGTTTTTTTGCTGCCAAGCCTGGGCTTTAGCATCGGGCATTGGAGCCTTGGGCTGTAGTAATTTTGCTTGCTCTAAATCTACACCATTTTCAGAGTTTTGTAAAGTATATTGTGGCTTCATTCCCTGAGCTTGGCCTAATTTATACTGAGCTTCGTTCATCTTAGTTTGAGCGGCTACAAGTTTATCGCTATCACCCGCATCATAAGCTTCACGATAATCTCTTTGAGCAATCATTAAGTCCGTCTCATATTTTTCTTTGAGAGTCTTTAAATAGTCTTCTTCACCCGTAGAAAGCGTTTTTTTAAGCTTCTTGTTTTCATCAATAATACCTTGAGCAATTCTTAAAGCTTCTGAACGTTCTCTATCGATAGATTCTTTAGCGCGTCTTTCGTCATGCCACGCTTTTTTAAGTTGAGCCATTCTTTGTTTGACCCTATCTGAATATTCAGACAAGTCATCTTCATCTAGCTCTTGTTTAATTTTATCGGGCAGAGGTTCTCTATTTCTGTCTTGCGGAGGAGTATCATCTTCCTCTTCAATCTCAAAATCTAATTCCTCTTGTTTAGGCTTGGTTTTTTTCTTAGGTTTTTCTTCAATTTCAACCTCGCCTTTTTCTGTTTCGTTTTCTTGAAGCTCTACCTCTTGACTTTCGTCATCATCCTTGAGCTCATCAGGCATTTCATTTATAATCTCTGCCATGCTTTTCTCCTTATGCGCGTTCGTAGCCACGTGGGTCATCGACCACTGCTTCTACGGTATCGTCGTTAATAATGCGAAACTCTTTACCATGAATTTTGATTCGAGTTCCAGAATATGCTCTAGTAATAACGAAGTCTCCTTCTTTACACCAGGGGCCTGTTGGGAATCTGTCTTCATCTTTATAAGCCATATCACCCAATTTAATTACAAACAAAACAACAGTTGAATGTTCTTCTATGTTTTTAGTTTTGTCTGATTTAAGTATTCCACTTTGGTACTTTTCATCTACGACAGGAACCGCACATAAAATGCGATAGCCTTTGACTTCAGGTAATTGAGTGGGTTTTTGTTCTTCTGCAGGAGCTTCCTCCTTTTTACTGCTGATTGGTTTGCCATCAAGCGTGACAATATCTTTTTTAAGTGTTGCGATTTCACTCATCGTCCCCGTCCTCCATTTGATTTCTTGCTAAAGCTGCAATTAGCCCTTGAGCAACATGGAAACCTTGGATAACACCACAAGCGTGTTGGTAATGTGCAAAATCCTTAGCCCTTCCTATACATAAATCTTCTTTCATGCGTTCTTCTTCCTCACCCAATTGTCGGGCAAGTACTTTTAACGATTCATCCATCTAAGTTCCTTTCGTTTATTGTTGCGGCTTTTGCCGAGTTTTTGCTGCTACTGCTTGTGCTCCAAGTTTTGTTCCTTCTATAAACTCTTTAGCGTCAAGTTCTTTTTGCTGATTGACTGCTTCAGCACCAATTTTAGCTCCTGCAATTCTTTCTTGTGAATCAATTTTAAGTTTTTCAAGTTCGAGTTTAGCTTGTTCCAATGCAGTGTCTGCTTGCATTTTTTGAGCTTTTGCTTGAGCTTCCATTTGTCTAATTTGTAATTCTTGTTGTTGCATTTGAATAAGTGGGTCTTCTTCTTGTTTTTGAATTTGTTGTTGTTTAGCCTCCGCAGTATCTTTCTGTAGTAACTGTTGAGCAGCTCTTGCAACAAGTCTAGACAATTCAACTTCAGTATCTTCTGGTAATACTTCATCAGGTTTAGGTAGTGGTGCGCCTAATTGTTCTTCAAGTTGTTTTCTGTATTCAAATGCTAAATGTTCTGCAATATGTGCTTCCATAGTTGCTTGTACTACACCTGCATTCGGGCTTTGTCCAACTAATTCTCTAATCTTAGGATCTTGAGCAAACGCCATATGAGTTGTAATGTGTGCTTCATGATCTTGATAGATAAATGCTTTGACAGGTTTGCTAGTAAGTATATGCATATTTTCTGATACTGGATCAGATGCTTTCATGTCTTCTTTGTTAGGTATAAGCTTCGAAATATTTTTTACTCCCAACACTTCCAACATTTGGCGATTAAGTTCAACCATGTCATAAATATCTGGATTTTGTTGAGCTAATTGCATAACAGCTTGATATTGAACAACTTTCTGAGACATTGTTGCTGCATTTGGATCAGATACAGGTATAACTTCAACTAAATCGTAGTCTTCACGTTTAGCGTTTCTAGTTCCTGTTGCTGGCTCGTATGAATAGTCTGCAGGCGTGTAGTCTTTTATTATAGTTTTAAGCAACCGAAACTCTTGCTTCATGGCATAATGGATTCGACTTTGCACTGCAGACATAACTTTTAATGTACGCTCTAAAATAGCCAGTGTGGTTCCTACTGGAGATTGAGAGGACATGTCTGAAACTTTTAAATCGGCTGCTGAAGCGAAGCGTCTACCTTCTTCAACAATCTGATTCATTAGTGAATTAAGAACTTGTGAAGGCTCTTTATAAGGTAAGGGTAAAATGTTATCCCTGATTGTTCCTGACGGCACGTCAACATCTCTAAACTCTGCCGGTGAAATTGGTGTATCATCACCTTTAATTCTTAAACCTCGAGTTTTAAATCCACCTGGAAGATTAGATAATGTCCCTGCGTCAACTAGCTGCCTTAATATCATGGTGCCTGATTTTGCAAATGCACCAATCAAATGAATCAATCCAAAATGATAGAAACCGAATCCTGGCACATATCCATAATGCACGAAATGTTGGCGCTTTTGTTTAGTGTCATCATCAGGGTTCCAATTACGTCTAATGGCTAGAATAGTCGAAGTTGATTTTTCAACGGTAACGACATACGGTAATGCAATACCTGTCTTGTCACCTTCTTTGTCTTCATCTTCATAGCCTTCTAAATTAAGATCAACATGCATCTCAAGAATTTTCCAGCGACTATCTGTTGTAGCACTGAATCCCATCTTTTCTGCAATCTTTTTCTCAACTTCATCAAGGTCATATGTTGGCTCACCTAAGTCAACATCTTTATAAAATCCAGCTACTTGTAATTTACGTAATTCATTTTCTGTCTTACGCATCACATGAGTAACACGTTCTGCAGACTCCAAGTCTGAAGCGCCGTATGGCACTACGAGGTCTTCAGCTGGAATATACATGGAAACTTGTCGCCCTAAGCTGGGATCATAATAAACTTTTTTGAACGCATTGCCTGCTAGTCCCAAACCCCATAACATTCTTTCATGTTCAGGTCTATATTCAATCATGCGATCAGTTAATTGAAAGTTCATGTTCTCTTGAACACGCGCTGCTGCTTCTTTATTATCTTTTGTTTCTTTGCCAATAATTTGAGTTTTGACTGGACCTGCGGCAGGGAATGTTTCAGTCATGGTTTCTGCTTGGAATTTAACAAGCGCTTCTGTTAACAGAGGGTGATACACATTACATGCACCTTCCCAGGGTTCTGAACGGTCTTCTAGTTTAAGACCTAATAAATCTAATCCATCAACATAAGTATCTAACCAATCTTTACGGGATGAGACATCTCCCTCATAATCACCCAACAAATCGCTTGCTAAATTTTGTAGGTCGTCGTCTTCAATTTCTTCAGCTAAGTTTTTATTAAACTCATCATCGTCCATACGGTCTGGATCAATCTCAATCTCTATACCTCCGGCCCGAATAGTAACTTCTTCTGGGTCTTCTATCTCTATTTCTAAATCGGGTTCCATAACGGCTTCTTCTTCCATACCTACTGGTGCCGCATATAACCCTTTATCTATATTATCTTGTGCCATAATTTTTCCTTATATTGCATAAAGTCTTTTTTGACTCATACCCTTAAAATACTTAATGTCTTCTTCTTCATCAGATGGTAATCTAATAAAGCCGCCTTGTCTAAATCGTGCTAGTGCTAAAGTTGTTGCATCAACTAAGTCATCATTAGCCCCTGATGGAAAGTCATTACATTCTTCAATAACTTCGTGAGCCCATCGATGGTCAGGTGCCCACACAATGCCTGAACGAAATAAGTCTGATACTGCATTGACTCGACTAATCTTATCCTGCCCTTTGCCCGGAGTAAATTCTCCAACAGGAATACCCATGCGTCTGAACTCTTGGTAAAGTGCAGCCCCATTAGATTTTTTCTCTACAATAAATGAATCAGGTTCCCAAGCTTTATACTCTTCAATACAAAGTTCTTTAAGTTCTGGAAATTCTAATCTTTGTTTTACTGCATTAAGTAGTATTATATTATAATTATTCGTTTCTTCGTTAAGAAATACGCCCCATGTTGTTAAGGCGTTATAATCTGCTCTATTATTTGCTTCTTGAGCAGCATCAAGTGTCATTATAATGAACTCACAAGGCGGAGGGGTTTCTTCTTCCCATATATTCCACCACTCTCGTTTAATCAAAGCGCCTTCTTCAGAGACAGGGTTCTGCATATACTGAGCGTTCCAGTAGCGTATGTCAATCGCTGCGCGTCGAGATTGTAATTCTTTTATATCCCAAAACTCAGGCCATAATGATACTTCTTCTCCATTTTTCTCTAAAATCGCTGGAAATTCAACAACTTCCCAGT